ATTTCATTGCTGCATATTCATCTGGTTTTCTGTTGCTATCTGTAGCATCTAAACCCTTACCGTATATTAATTGTGATATACCTTGAATAATAGCATTGTTTGTTGCTGAATTAATAAACAAATTAATTAAATAAGAATAGTAATCGTTATTATCACCATAATTAACCCACTCTTTGTGTTTATCTTCTTTTATTTTTGGTCTATTGTATTCTGATAAATTAACTATATGTAAATTGTCCATATTATAGTACTATAAATTCGTTTGTTGTTTCTTGCTCGTCATATTCATTGTTATTTACAGAATAAGTAGAAACAGTTTGATTTGTGCAGAATATTTTGTCTTTATAAATAACATTTCCGCTTTTTTTAATAGTCAATGTATAAAATGTATCTTCTACTAATGTAAATACAGCAGAGTACTGATAATAATAATCAACTGCTGTAAAAGAATTAGTATCTACATCATATACTGACTTATTTGTTGTTTCATTTATAATTGATATGTTATAAATGTTACTTCCAGAGGTCTCATATTCTCTTGGAATAAAATTAATCGTTTGAGAACTTGATGTGTTCTGTAATATTATCATATATATACAATAAATTTAATGTTTTTTTGTTAAGTATTAAATAAAAAAAAAGAGGCAAATTGCCTCCTTTCTTTTTAATAAAATAGAGATTATTAGAAGTCTGAACCAGATGTTACAGTTACTGTACTTGACATCCCTGCAAAAGGATCTGCTTCTGTTGCACCTTCTAGGAAGTTAGCAGGTATTTGCTCACTTGCAGAGAAAGATAACGTGTATCCTGATAAATCTCCCATTGCTGCTCCTGTTACGATAGTTCCGCCATTACAGTCTGAACCATGTTCTGCTCCCATTAAAAAAGCATTACCGTTATAATCGTGTACTACGATGTGTGGTCTACCATAAGCTAAAAATTTAATTTCTTTATGATCTGCTACTGATAATTTTTTTAATGTAAGATTTAAGTTTTGCTCAAAGAAAGTTGTACCATTTTCTCTTGATGCGTTAATTGTTTGTTCGAAAGATGAATTACCTTTTAATTCGTATTTGTATGCTGTTACAGTTCCTAGATCTTCAACTGAATCGGTATCTACACTATCGTATGCAATAGTAATATCTCCGTAATCAATGAAGTAAACTGCTTTTATACCACCAACTACATCCTTACAAGGTTCTATTCTTCCTTTATTTAATCCACAAGCCATATCTTTTTTAAGTTTTAAAAAAAAAGGGTGGTAGCTTATACCACCTACCCTTCTTTATTGTTATACAATTATTTTAATTACGAAGTTGCGTATAAAACAATATCGCCTCCGATTGCGTGCTGAATACCAGCAGTAAATCTCATGATAACTCTTACATTTTGAGATCCATCAAGGTCAGCCATATCTAGTACTTTTACTTCGTTGTAATCAGACATTAATCCTGTACCGAAGAATAAGTTGCTAGTTTCTGCTGCTACAGCGTCATTGTCAGATAGACCTGGTGCTAATACAACTGGAATACCGTCAAAGCTTAAACCTTGACCCATGTTGTACCATTGTGTACCTTGATTACCTGTACCTGCTGCACCTAAACCTGATGCTCCAAATCCACCTAATGCTCTAACGTAGTTTCTGTACATGTTAGAAGGTAAGAAAATCTTCATGTCTTCTGCTCCATAGACGGAATTCGGGATTGCATCTGCAATTTTCCCAAGCTCCGTGATTATATTTGAAGAACTTGAAGCCGTACCTGTTACGTCATTCACGTCTGAATCTGCACCTAATGTAGTAATGAACCCGTCGAATTCACCGTCGGTTGCATTTGTCCCCGTCCAGATATTTTGCTCGATTTTTTCTGCAACTTTACTTGCTACATGTCCGATTAACCAATCAGAGAAGATAGGAGGTAAGTCTTGGTTTATTGCAGAGTAACCCATTTGCACTGCTTCCCAGTCTGCTACGTAATCTTGCTTACATAACTCTAGGTTAACTTGGAATTCTTCTGGAGTTAAAATTCTTTCAGTTAATGTTAAAACGTCTGATTGACCTGAAAAATCACATGCACCGTTTTTAACAATACTTGTAGAAGCTACTTTTTTCATAACTTCTTTCTTTTTCACGTTAGGTCTAATTGTAATGTTACCTTGTGATAAAGTTGTACCGCTTAATAAAGCAGCTGAAACGTACTTACCAGCAAATTCACCTGCGTAAGTAGTTGTTATTGATGTTGTTGAACCATTTGCCATTTTTAAAAAATATTAATTTAATTTTGAAATTGTTTGAAAAACTCTATCCAAAGTACCCATAGGTCTATTTTGTGCATAGAGGATTGTTTCAGGTTTCTCTTCTGTTTCTGGGTTATGCTTAACCTTTTCTACTTCTGATAATTCCTCTTTTATGTCTTCTTTTTCTTCAGAAGCCATTTTTTCGTCTTTTTTACCGTAACCCATCTCTTCGATCATAGTTACAATATCTTCGACGGCTTTTTTAACTTCTGCTAATTCTTCTTTAGTAGCATAATCTGCTGCTGCTTCGACTTCTTCAGCCGCAGGCTCGCCTATAGAAGCAATTATACCTTCTTCTTCTACAATTAACTCCGTAGAATCTTCAAGTGTATAATTTCCAACTGGTAAAGCTACTTTCTCGTCTTCTGTAACAATAAAAATCTCGTTACCAGCTTCGAAAGCTTCTGCTTCTACTGTTGTACCATTTTCAAGCTGCATAGTTGCAAGCTCTACTTTTTCTTCTACTTGATCTTCTGATAAAGTTTCTTCTGTAACTTCTGTTTCAGTAACTTCTTCAGTTAATTCAACTGACTTTTCCCCGACGGTAGCCTCTGTTGCTTCAACTTTTTGTTCTACTTCTTCAGAAAGTACAACTTCTTCTTTAACGTCAATACCAAGTAGGTCTTTTACTTGTTTTAACATTTCTGTCGCTTTCATAGTATTACAATTAATTTAATTAGTATTTGTTATATTTTTAAAATCAGCTTGTACCCTTAATACTTCCTATTCCTTGTGCAAAGTAATCATCTGGATTACAACATTTCCTCGAATATGTTCCATTACGGCATAAACATGCTCTTTTATCACTGCTAGGTACGTTATAGTGTCTTTTATAACTCATTTTACAGGTACACAGTTAGGAACTTTTTTTCCATTTTTCATTTTCCATCCAATCATTTCGTATCCTTCCCAACAAGGTTTTTTAAGTTCTTGCTCATGTGTTTCACAAGGCATATACCATGTTTGACCGTCTACTTCATGCTCATGAAAACCTTCACATCCCATTTCTTCTGCTTTTATTATTGCTTCTTGCTTTGTATCGTATGCTCTTTTGCCATCAATAACAATAGAAGCAAGAGAAAGTTTATCTAAACTTCTTAATTTACTCTCTGCCCATGACTTTGCTGATTTACCTCCCCATAATAAGTAAGATATATATCCGCAAGCCTCTTTATCTCCAGTTTTGTAATACTCTTCTGCTCTTGATAGATAACTATACATTCTTTTTATAGTCTCTACGCTTAATTTTTGTTTTCTTGCTAGCTGTTGAGCTCTAACTTTACCAACTTGTGTAGCACATTTGTTGTTTACCTTCTTATTTAACTCAATTCCTCTCTTTGCATTATTAGCTACACTATCTGGATAGTCATTATATGTCTCTAATTCTGTTTTTTTACCAGATTTATATCTTTTGTCTTGTTTTATGATTGCTCTTACTGCACTTAACATTTCTTTTGCCTCATTTTCTTCAATTTCTTGAATTTCTGGGTCTTTACATATACATTCTGGTAATTTTTGCTCACATCCGCAATCTGAAAGCTTATTTGGCTCATTTGGACGCTCTAATTTATCTGCAAAGTAGCCTTCTATTGAAAAACCTTTAACTTTACCTGTTTTTACATAGTTTTCCCATACATCATCATTTTCTACCTTCATAGAAACCATCCAAGTGCCTAATGGCACGTCCATATCATACATTTTAGTCTTATCTTGCTCTCCTTCTACTATCCAACTCTCTACAACAGTAAGTCCGTTCAAAGGTAACTCGTGTTCTAATGTAGATCTGTTCTGTTTTTGTCTTTTTAGGAATAATTCGCTAGCTTTTCTTACAGTATTACGTGAAAAGTATATATAATACTCTTTTTCACCACTTTTTCTATATATAGGTTTATTAGGAATTAATGCTGGTCCTAATAATAGTCTTTTTTCTTTGTCTAATTCAGCAAGTTTAAACTCCTGGTTCTTTAAATAGACAAAATCTTCTTGTATTGCAGGGTTTTCTACAATACTAATGGCATCTATACCTGATACCTGATCTTCTTCGTCGATAAATAATTCTATGATGTCCATATTATAACAATAGTGTTTTTATTATTTTGTTTTAATTACCTAATGTTGCCTGATTAGCTGTTTTACGATCTAACGCTTGTTGGCTACTCATATCAGTACTAACTACATAAGCTCTTACTGGTTTTTGTTGTGCTGTAGCAATAGTTTGTGCTAATTGGCTTTCTGCTGTAGCTCCTACAACATTAAATGCTGGCGGTGCTGCTGATGCTGCTGCTGGTATAGGTGCTGAAGCTCCTCCACCTTTTGCAAATGATGGTGGTTGTGGTTGTTTGGTTGATGCTATAGTTTTAACATTAGCAAGACCAGCTGCTATAACTGTAGCTGCTCCAACAAATCCAAATATACCACCTTGACCTAATGCTTTAGTTGCACCTGCATAAGTATCTATTATTGCCTGTGTAATTGCTATTGCTTTTCCAAAACCACTATTTTGTCCTACAAGATTTGCTATAGCACCTAGTGCCCCAGAAATCGCTGCTACTTTAGCATCTGCTATTTCTTTATCTCTTGCATTTTCCTGTGCTGTTGCTTCTTTTTGGAATTTTAATAATTCATTTTCTGCATCTACTCTTTCTTGTGTACCTTTTTTAAAACTATCAATTCTTGTTTGTAAAGTTTTTTCAATCTCTGATCTTTCTTCTGCCTCTATACTTTTTAGTCTTTCTAATCTTTGTACTTCATTATCCATTAATTCAGCCTTCGCTTTTTCTTCTATACTTGTAGCTTCTTGTATTCCTTGTGCTTTTGAAGTTTCTAAATCAATCAATTCTTTTTCTAATGCTGCTTCATTAGTTAATTGTTCTGACCTTTGACCTGCAATTCTTGCTCTAATAGCTGCTAGTTCATTTAAAGCCTCTTGTCTTCTTACTTTTGCATCAATATTATCTTCATCTAAAGCTAATTCTGCATTTGCTGCATTAACTGCTATTTGTGCATTTTCTAAAAGTTTTTTCTCTTGATCATCTAATATTCTAGCTAGTTCTTGATTAGCAGCTATTCTTTCTTCAACTGTAAGCCTTGTGTCATCTCTTAATTGTCTTTGTTGTTCTGCTTGTCTATCATATTGCTCTATTAAACCTGCATTAATTGCTTGAGTTAATTTATAATCATTATTTAATTTAGTAATTTCTTTTGCTTGGTCTACTATAGATTTAGTATAGTCTTTTGTTGCTTCTACTACTTTTTTAGTTGTTTCTGCAATTTTATCTGCACTATCATCTACACCTGTTAAAACATCTACATATTCTTTACCTGCATCTTTAACAGAATCTAATGCTCCTTTAAAATCTCCCTTTAATAATTTACCAATAGCTTTACCTACATGACCAATTACTTCCAAAGCAGAATTAAATCTTTCAATAAGATTATCTAATATTGCTTTACCAAAAGCTTTTAAGCTTTCTACTGGGTTTTCAAATATATCCTTAAAGAAACCTACTACTGTTCCTATATTAGATTCTATAAATTTAAATAAATCATTAAATACTAATTTTAAAGCTGTAGTAGCTGTAGCAAACGTATCTACAACCTTCTGGTTAGACATAAATGTTTCTCTTAATATTTCAAGAATAGCTGTGAAGGCTTTTACTACTACAGTTCCTTTAAATATATTGTTTAAACCTAACATAGATTTTCCAGCAGCCTTTGCACCTTCCTGAATACCTTTAAGTCCTACTCCTATTGTTTGTAGATTCTTTTCAGCACCTTTTTTGCTTACATTTATTTCTATGTTTATTTCTTTTGCCATTATTTATATTTTTTTCGTTGTTCTAATGTTTCTTTGATTGATTCTGGCATTTTATTCTTACCAAGAGCAACATCAATATACTCTCCACGTATATTTTGGTCTTTAGCTAATCTCAATAATTGTAATATATTTCCTAGCATGTTGCTTCTAATACTTCCTTATAATAATAATAACTACAATGCGTTTTTGTTATATCAAGATCTTTAGGTGGATATTTATCCCTATAGTGTGATTTAACAAATAGTCCTTTATGTTCTCCTGTTACTCCTGCATTATGTAAAATTCTTTTACCATCTATCATTTTTAACGGATCTGTTGCCCAAACAAAATCTAATTCTTCTGAAATCTCTGTTTTATAACCTTTTTTCCAAAACTGCCATAATGTTGCCCACATTTCAGCTGTCCATGCTTGTATAGGATATGTTTCTTTGTACTCATCTACATGTTTATGATTAAAATCCCTCATTGCTCTATAAAGTGCGTTAGAATTAACGTAAACGTCTTGCCAAAACTTTCCATCTGTACCAGAAAATACAAATTGTGCTCCTCCTGCTTCTAAATCTCTTTCTTCAAGTATTTTTTTATCTATTTTTGCTGCATCAGCCATCATATCTAATACTTGTTCTCCTTTTGACCTTATATAATTAATACCTATGTAAGATCTAGTGTTTGACATATAAACTATACTAGGATCAAATGATGGTAAAGGTTTTAATAATATTGTATCTGCATCAGTATAATAATACTGCTCTCCTTGTGTACATGAACAACTACCAAAATACTTACTCATTAAATAAGGTTTAACAGCTGGTTTATATATACCTTGCACGTAGGTATAACTATGAAAATTTACAGTTGGATATTTTTCACTTAATTTTTCAAAACTATATTCACCTGTATTACCTAATAAGATAATAATATCGTTAGGGTCTACACCGTTTTTTATATACGAGTGTATTAATGTGTCTACTTGCCACTCATAATATTTTATTTCTGGTTGTGCTGATATATATTTCATATTATGGACATGTTGGACATGATGTTGGTCCTGTTAAAGTATTTGTTGTTGCGTTCCATTGATAATAATTACTAAAGTCTGCTGTATAAAAAGCATTACTACCTACAAAAGAAGAACATGTGTCATTTGTATAAATTTTTGTTGCAGTAGAAATATCATTTGCATCCATATAAACTGTTTTTGAAATAGCAACATTACAACATACATCTTCTGCTGATACTAATGATGTATATAGTGTTTGACTACCACAAGTAACCGTAGTTGTTGTTGTAGTGGTCGTTGTTGTAGTACAAGAACCTGTAATTACACCGTATACTGTTGGATCTAATACCGATGCTTGACCAGTAATATCATAACAATTTGAACCATCGGTAGAAATAGTAATATTAGTATCTCCTATAGTAAATCCTGATTCTAATTGTACGTACGTAGTAAATGAATCACTTTGTCTTTCTACTACAAATACGTTATCAGGTCTAGTTGTGCCTGGACAGTTTACAAAACCTGTATCTGTAATAGTACCTACATTAGTTGCTGAAGAACCTGTTGTACCAACTACAATATAAGTTTCTGATAATAAGTCAGTTACTCTATCGTTTACATCTAATGAAATAGCACTTGTTGTTTGGTCTGATCTATATCCACTTGAATTATCACTACATTTTCTTAACGCATAATATTGATTACCAGTACAATCAGAACATATATCAAAAGAAATCCAAGTATATACTAATATATTATCACTATTACAAGTTCTTTCTTCTACCCAATCATTATCTTGGTTACCTGAACCTGTTCCTTGTAATTCATAACATACTCCTGTTGTTCTGTTTTTAACAACTTGTGGGAATCCTCCAGCTGAATCATTACCTAGTGTTATTTCTGAATCACCATCACACTCTAAATACTCTCTCCATACAGATAAAGTAGGTTTAGTTGGTGCAGTACATGCTGGTGGGTCTGGTTTAATAGGACAACTACCACCATCAATCCAAACTTCTTCAGCAGGATCGAAATATCTATAACTTGTACCATCTGTGTAAAACCCTGTTGCTGCGTAATTTGTTGTTCCTACATCTGCTGCTGTATCATATAGGTATTCTGATGTTGTTGCAGATGTTAATGTTGCGTTGTTATCAAAATAATAGAATCCTTGTACACCACTTGCAGTATCACAATATTGATTTATAGGATTCCAACCTGTACCTAAATATATTAATGATTGTGCGTCTATACAGTTTACACAAACATCAAAACTAGAACCATTCCAATATCTTCTTACTTTATTATCTAAATCAAGAGAATAATAACCAGCAGGTGCGTTTACAGTACAATCGCTTGGTGTATATAAATTAGTAGCATTACAGAAATTAGCTTGTGTTTGTGCTACATCTGCTCCATTAATCCAATAAAAAGCTTTAGTCTGTGCTGATTCACAAACATTACTTGATGTAGAATATCTTAAATAAAATCTTGATTTTGTTGTTAAACAAGGATCTACTGTTGTTACATCCGTACAAGTAGAACAACCTATACCTTCTCCATCTCCTACTGTTATACCATTATTTGTAGCCCAATCTGTTTCAAAAGCAGTTGCTGATGTATAATAACATTCATTACCTATTTTTATATATGTACCTGTTGTGCTACTACCTACTGTAAATGTATCTCTAGATCTTACATATATTGTTTGTCCTGCTACACTCTCACCAGCACATCCTGTTACTACATAATAATTATATACAATTAGTCTTATTGTTGCTGCTCCAAAAGTAGTTGTTACTGTTTGGCTAGTTGTATAAGTACCTCCTGCATTATCTATTGTTGGTGCACCACTTACATATTCATAACCAGGATTAAGTTCTATTCCTGTCGTAAAACTAAATACTGTACCTGCATTTTGTGTTTTTACAAGACCTGCTAAATCTCCAGTTAAAGTAAATCCATCATTAACATTTGAAAAACCACTAGCAGTTAAATTAGAAGTATCTATAGCTAATGTAATATCAATAAGAGTAACAGTAGACCATATTATTGTGTGTGTATCGCTATAAGTAGTTGTTCCATCAGAAACTTGTAGTGTATAAGTATATTCACCAGCAGATGTTTCTGTAAATAATACCTGTGTACATTCATCTGGGTCTACACAATCATCATTTGATAATGAACCACCTGACCAAGTATAACTTGTTGCTGTGAATCCAACTACATAAGCACCTAGAGGCACATCATTGTTTATTGTCTTTTGAGTTGGTCCTGTTATTTCAACATACTCTGATAAAAGCTGTACGTTTCCTGATAAAGTTGTATTTACAGTTTGGTCAGATGTACCTACCACACCTTGTGCGTTTTCTATTACTGGACCTGTTGTAAATTGATAATTATCATTTGGCTCTACTACTGTATTAAACGAATATGTTTGACCTTCTTCTAATTCTAAAGTATCTCCATCTTGATTACCTGTAATATTATATCCTGATGCTGACCCAGTTATATTATTTACAATATTTAATGTTATTGTATATTTTTTAGGTGTCCATAAAACTATATGTGTATCTGGAAATTCTTCATCATCGCTATCATCTGTTGCTGTACATGTATATGTTACATTTCCTATATCTGCATTTGTAATAGTTACTTCTTTTGTAGTCTCACCAGCTGCTGCTCCACCAGCCCAAAGATATTCCGCTGTACCTATAAATTCTTTTGGATTTGCAGTAAGTGTTATGTTTACATTTTTCTCTGCTGTAAGAGGTCCTGTAATTTCTAAACTTCTTCCAAGATCACACGTAGTATCTGCTGTTGGACTTGTAGCATCTACTGTTTCTAAAGTAGAATCTGCTGTACATGCATCTGAATCTGTAGGGTCTGTTATACTAATAGGTGTAGAACCAAATGCTGATACAGCTCTTTGATTTAATAACTCTATTCTAGATCTTCCTGTAGAGAAATCAGTTTCTATTTCGTTTATTTTATAGTTTTTATAACCTATAGTAAGAATATTAGATAATTCTAATTCTTGTAAAATCTTAATAGGTAAATAAGCATGTACTGTTGTAAGTCTTCTATTTAATTTGAATACATCTGATATATATTGGTCATAGTATTCGTTAAATAATGTTTTAGTGAAATTTGATAATTGGGTATATTCATTTATCTCTTGCTTAAAGTTTATTGCAAATTCACTTTCAGTAGGATCTATATCTGGACTATTAGATGGTATAAAATAACTTGTAATATTGTTAGACCCACTAGTTTCACCAGTTAAAAATTTAATAGCTGTTGCTGATGTCTGTCTATATGCATAAAATATTAATGGACTTCCAAAATAAGGGTCATTATTGTCGTCTACAAACCAACCTACTTGTGCACTTGTATTTGATGAGCCATCTTTTAGTCTTTCAAACTTCATGTGCTCAAACGGCAATACTACTTCGTATGTTTCAGGGCTTGCGTCATAATAATCATCTCCTCTATATTCTTCAGTTCCCCATCCTGTATTAGATAATTGCTCATGTTGCTTTGCTAACTTTGTGCCTAGTCCTTCATATTTTAAATCTACTTCTTTATAAGGTAAAGCTGCATCTACAGACGCTTCTTGTTCATCCACGTAATTAGTTATGTCTATTGCAGTATTACCAAAACCTGAATTACCATAATAATTATCTAACGTTTTAACTACGATTGTGCCATTCTCCGTGTATGCTGTTAGATTAAACATTTTAAATATACCTGTTAAAAAGTCGATTATTTTCATATCAGGTATTTGAGAAGAAACCGTAAATGTTCTTGTGTTATTAAATGTAAAGCCTCCAGATTGCATTGCGTATGTTGCCGCAGAGTCAGGTACATATAACGGATCTAAATTCCATTGTGAATCTGTAGTAAATGCAATTGATGAATCACTTGACTCTACAAAAACCTCATACGTACCATTTGTTAAATATCCATTAATACTTACTGATGTTTGGCTTGTAACAGTTTTGCTTAAATCATCTCTAATATTACCATTTTCTTTTATATATACTTTACCAGAAAAAGCAGAACTTGCTACTAAAGTTACAGAGAAGTCTATAAGACCTGTTGCATTTTGCACTACAATTCTATCTCCAAAACTACCTACTTCAGCTATTTCTTGATAATAGTCTATAAGAAAGTTTGTTATTCTCTTTTCTACTGCTTCTTCTTCAAATGCTTTACCTTTTTTTCTATGTAACCATAAAAACAAATCATAATATCTGTCATTTGTTGTTACAAAGAAATCATTAGAAAATGTAAGACCGTATTTATCTTCTATAGCTCTTATAACTGCATCTACAGGTATTGCATACTTTAACTCCTCATAATACACCCCATGATGTCCTGTAGCACCTGTATTTAAATTACCTCCTGCTGCATCTGGATACTCTGTTGTAGATGAACCATAAAATAGTCTTGTAGTGTGTGTTATTAATGGTGCTATAATTCCTCTAGGATAAACAATGTCTGTTGTTCTATCAGGATGAGAATAAGTAACAGTTGTGTTTGCAGGTGCACCTTCTAATAGCTGTTGTACTGTTGTTGCATTATACGTTTTATCAAAATCAGATAATTCTAATGAGCTTAAATTGTCATCTCCTAATAAATCATTTAAATCAATAGTATTTCCAAAAAAAGTAATTCTATATTGACTTGGTACTCCATCTTTTAAATCTACACCATTTAATTTTATTTTACCTGTTTTGTAAGGTCTATGATTTATTTCTATTGTTGCTGATTTCTTTAATCTACCATCAAAACCATCAGTAATAGTATAATTGTAAAAATGTTTAAATATTTTGTTGTTGGTTTTAGAAGCAGGAACGTTAAATGTTCTAGTAAAATCTACAAATACTTTAGATATGTCTCTAACGTTTTGTATTGATTGTACAATACTTATAGATTCATCTTCAAACAAATCTATTCTTGTTCCTTCTATATATAACTGTAAAACCGCTTTCATTTACCTAACTCTATCAATATGTTCGTGAGCATGCTCAACTTCTATTGAGTAATTTATTAGTTTATCATTAACACTTGTTTTGAATGATAATGAATTTGTTACTAAATTGACTGGATGATACTCTGTACCTGTTTTCATCCAAGTTTGTTCAGATAACATTAATTGTTTCATTACTTCATTATGTCCTTCATCTATATACCCTGTATTTAACTGCATTCTTTCATTACCTGTTTTATTTAAAACCCTATATTGATGTGCATATCTAGAATACGTACCAGTATTTGATAAATTATTGTTTTTATATTGCTCTGACTTTACTGTTAATGTTTCTACATGCTTTTTATCAAAGTATATATCCTGTAAAGCTCCATACTTATTTACAAATGTTATTTTTATCGGTGTATATTTAGAGCAAGGTATTCTTTTAATAGTTACTGTTGTACTAGGGTTACCTACCGCAATACTTGTTGTTGAACTCGTAAAAGATTCATATACAATGTTACCAGATGCTAAAACAGGAACAAACCCACTTTCATTCTCTGGTACATAGATATTAGTATTATCTTGTAAAATACATGATCCTGTTTCACAGAACTTTTTTGCTGTGTTTGTATTGTAATAATCCCAATAACCATCAAACCCTTCATGTGTGAATACAACTGATGTACCTGAAACAGATCCGCCAGCGTCAGCTGCTGTATACCAAATTATCTCACCTGTTATACTTACCTTTTGACTTACATAAGTACCATTATATGTAATATCTAAATAGTCTCTTGCTAATTCTGCTATTTCAAATACAACTGCATTTGTTGGTGTGTTTTTTACTATTGTGTATCTTAATGTCCCATCAATCGACAACTGTAGTTTTGCTGACTGTGCACTAGCTCTTGTGTGATATTCATAATAAGGACTTCTTAAAAATATATTTGCCATTGTTTAGTTTTTTATTGTATATTCTATAAATTCTTCTACGTCTAGTCCGTAAGCCTTTT